GATCTACTGGCTTGTCTCCTCTTTGAGCAGCGCCTTCTCCTTTCATAGAAGGTGGTTGTTGTTTAGAAGCTTCTATTTTTTCGCTGACCTTAGCAGTTTGTTTCTTTTTATTTAGTTCTGCTACCTTAGGGTCAACTTTAGGGGCCTCTGTTTCTAGTAATTCTGGTTTTTTTAGAGTTAAAGTAGTGTTTACTGCTCTTTCAAGAGCATAGGGACCGTCATAACCTTGTGCCATAAAAGCATCGCGTAACTCTAGAGCCTCTTTTAGTATATCGGGGTCATGTTCAGCGCTATTTACATCAAAAATTGGGTATTGTTTCTCTAATTCAACTGCTCTAGCTTGAATAGCTTGCACTTCTGTGGATTCTTGTATGTTTTGAGTAGTAGTTTGCTGGACTTCAAACATAATTTGCTGTTTTTCAGCATTTCTAATCTCAGTTCTTAAAGCAATAGCTTTTTCTGACTCTCCATCTAAAACAAATTGCTGATATTCGGCCTCTTTTGCTGCAAAATTATACTCTGGAGCCTCAGTTACTGCCTCAACTCGCGTCGTTTGCAGCTCTTCAAGCTGTTTTTGTAAAGCTTTTTGTTTTTGAAGTACTTCATCTAGCCTAGACTTAGGTACCATTGGGGCTTTTTTCTCTTCTACTTCAACAGATTCCTCTGCAACTTGTTGTACATCTTCCTGTACAGCTCCCTCGTCTGTTGTTTCTGTTGTTGTTTCTGTTGTTTCTTCTCCTTCGTCAACTGTTTCTGTTTCTGCTTGGTCTTCAACTTCCTCTGATTGAGTTTCTTCGATCTCTGCTTCTGGTTCTTCTGTGATTTCTTCTTCAACTTCTTGCTCCTCCGTAGCAATTGTTTCATCTTCTGCTACCGTATCCTCAGAAAAATCTAAGTCAACAGTAAAACTATCTGTGCTTTGAGGTGCTGCAGCGTCTCCGCCAGGCATCTTGTCAAAGACCAGAGAGTCTTCAGTAGTTGTTTCAGTATTGGTATCTTTTGCCATATTTAACTCCTATTATTAGTTGGCTTCATAGCAGCAGTAGCTAACCTTGCAGCTGCTGCAGTATCACTTTGGTTCTTTCTCATGTCGTTAGTCATAGCTGACAAACGCTCTCGTAAACTAAGTTCCTCTCGTTTAGACTGAAGTTTACTCTGTAGTTCTGCAATCTTCAACTGTGGATCGGCTTCTGTAGCTTGTGCTTTCGCTACATTCAATGCCGCTGAAGTTTGTAAGTTGGTAACTTCAGCTTCTAATTTAGCAATTTCAAGCTGCGTGCTTCTGATTTGAGACTCCAATTGGAACTGTTGAAGCTGTATTTCTTGTTCTGTAGGCTCACCTGTGCCTTGCATCCTTCTTATACGATCTGCAATCTGAGCTTTCTGCGATAGATGAGAATACTCCACAATCATGTCGTCTGGTATAGGAACGCCTGCTTGTCTTAACTGTATTGCTTCTGCAAACTGTACTTCGTCGAAAGTATCTCTAGCCGGCATCGTATCTACTACAACATCATACTCGCCTAAGGTAAGGTCATTAACTATTGTGCCCTCTGGGGTCATAGCATTTATTGGTACAGGGATACTAGGTTTAAACGGATCGGCCTCATCTGTAATCTGAATTAATCTTTCTTCTGTGTAATACTGTTGAATAAGCTGAAGAATTTTTTCTGCTAAGAATTGTCTTGTTTTTGTAAGATTGTCCAAAGGAACTTGAATCATTAAGATTCCTCTGTTTTGTTTTTGTTGTATAGCGACACCAGAGACTTCTGGACCGTCTGTACCCAACATAGAGTCTGATACTCCACTAATCTGTTTTATATTAGCAGCGGCTTTTTGTCCGAGCCTATCCAAACCTGTAGGAATCTGGTTTGGCGGAATTTTGCTTGGGGGGGAGGATCCCCTGTTATACTCCAAAACCAAACCAGTCTCCGCGCCATGCTCTTCTAGATCATCTGCGTTCATGCCCGTCAATGATCCTGACTCAACCACCCAACCGCTATTAGCAGTAGTGTTTACAATGTGTAACTCTTGAGAACTTATTTTGTTCAACTGTTCTTGAGGTGATATTAAATTTCTTACCATGCCAAAAGGTCTACCTCTTCTAAAGTATGGGAAATAAGGCACTAAAGTAAAATGCTTATATGGAGACCAATCATCAAACAGAACTACTCTGTCTGCTGTTACCGTCCAACGAACCTTCCGGACTTTTTTTGAAACTATGTGTAATCCAAAATCATCTGCAAACTGTTCTCTTTTTTTCTTACCCCAGTCGTATGGTATCTGACGTTCGTCTCCAGTTACTGGATCGACATAGAACATACAATCTTTTAGCTGGTAATACTGACGCTCAATAACTCTTATTGATCTTACAATTCTGGCCTCTTCTGGGTTGTACGCGTAATTACTAGAATATTCATGTTCCTCGGTATCACCGTATCTTTGTTCTTGATACTCCATCGAATCAGTACCATAAGAAGTGCCCATCTCCGATATCATCCTTAACTTGTCTGCGGCTTTCTGACTATATTGTTCTTCTATCTCGTCAAGGCTCATCCACTTAGTTTCAAATATCTCGTTCCAATGACGTGGGTCGTAGTCCTTGGCATCTGGATCAATAATAATATCTAACGGATCTTTAGCTGTAATTCGTACCTCGCCTTTAAAATTATCAGAAAAATCTATACGAACATCGAACCAACCACGATCCTGGATCAGGCCATCTGCAAATACTTGCGCTTCCGTCCAGTCTAGTTTGTTGTTGTCAGCCACCTGCATGTAAACTTTTGTAAGTACATCAGCAACATCTTGCATACCACTACCACGAGGCTTGAACTTAATATCAGCCCTACGTGTACTTTGTTCTCCCAGGACTGTATTGATTGTAGGTAAAATTGTATTAATTGTTAGAGCCGGTCGACCTTGGTCATCTAACGTTGCTACATCGGCCGCGTCCCATTGTTGTCCTCTGTAATACTGATCGCATTGCTGCGCAATCTCCATGTAATCATCATGGCCAGCGTCTCGAGCTCGGGTATATCTTTCCCAATTATTTGCAGCTAAATTTTCTTCTTCAGCTTTACTTAAGGTCTTTTTCGGTTTTCCGTATGCCATTATGCACTCATTGACGATTTACGCCTTGTTGGTTTTGCTATGTATTTTAGTCTATCTCTCCATGAAGGGATATGTTCTTCTTGTTCAAAGTAGGTAGAGAACTCTGTCATCATGAGGCCAATCCACGCCAAAGCGTCAACCTGATCATCGTGTACACCATTCGGAAAACGTAGCAACTCAGCAACCAGGGGGCCAGTCCAAACCGCATCTTTTGGAAAGTATACCATGCCCTGCTGCATCCTACCTTGAATTGCTCTAGCTCTAGCTTCTTTATCACGTCTCCCCACTTTAAGATCTTTAAAATACGCCTCATATAGTTTACGCTCTCTTACACGTTTTTCCAAGAACGGACCAATAGCCATTTCTATATGTCCTTTTTCTATGCCTACAATACTAGGCCTCCATTGTTCGTAAACATCTAGTATTTTTTCTACAAGCTCGAATCCATCATACTTGCCACGTATAACATCTACCACAAAAATTTCATCATATTCACTTACACCAACTACTACGCCTACAGAGTAATCGTTCCTGTCGCGTTGTCCGATCGCCAAGTCCCACGCACAATAATATTTTAATTTATCAAACTCTAGGTCTTCGGAGTCGTAATAGCGCACCATGTCTCTAGAAAAGTAATCGCCCTCATCAGATACTGGATTCTGTTGGTACAGCGCTGACCAATCTCTCGGACCAATAGCTTTACGTATTTGATCCAGGGCATCTTCATTGTAACGTTCTGGATGCAACGCCTCTCCAGTCTCGCGATACTCTTCATCTACCTCAGCTATTGCTGGATATTTAACCACTTCCCATTCATCCGCGCCGTCTTCTGCTACACGCAACAGCCTACCTGCAAGATCGTCATCGTGCCACCTTGTAAGAATTACAAGTATGCCACCGCCTGGTGACAAACGGGTATACGCCGTACTTGTATACCAGTCCCATATCGCATCGCGGTTGTTATCGGACTCTGCGTCTTCACGGTTTTTTACAGGGTCATCGATCAGCAACACATTCGCACCTTTACCTGTGATACCACCACCAACTCCCGCCGCTACGTAACCGCCGCCCGTGGTCGTGTTCCATGACTCAACGCTTTGCGAATCTTTATCTAGTTTTGTTTCTGTAAATACTTTTCTATATACATGTTCTCTTAATAGATGACGCACCTTCCTAGAAAAGTTCATGGCCAAGGATCCTGAGTACGAGCAACTAATAAACTCATGATTAGGATGCCTACCTAAATGCCAAGCAGGAAACGCCACACTAGCCAAAGTAGATTTGCCATGTCGAGGCGGCATAAACAACATCAACCTGGGCGACTCTTTGTTCTCAACTTGCTCACTAAAATTTTCTAGACGTTTACATATATCTTTATGCACCCATCCCGCATGGTAGTCAGGATTAAATTTTTCTACAAAAGGTAGTAGACGTTTTCTGGACAAGATACGGAGCGCGAGTTCTTTCTCCGCTTTTTTCTGAGCAGATATTTGTTTTTTAGTTTGTTTTTCTTCTTCCTGCATTTGAGGAGAAGCAATTTGTTCTGCAGCATCCGCTTTGCAATACACACAGATACCATCAGTAGGTATCAATGTATCGGGGAATAGCCCCTTACATTTACTACATTCTAATTTCTCAATCTGCATCGCCTGGTTCTAAATAATTTTTATCAGCGCCAGCAAGTTTTAATAATTCAGCATCCGATAATTTTTCTAACTGTTCTACTTTATCTAAACTAATATTTATTTGCGTCGCATTTTCTGGAGTAAATAGACCGTGGAGCTTGCACAGAGAATCGACAACATTTTTTTCTTCGGTAGATGTCGCTGCTTTTCTATGCGCTTCGAGGTACATCGTAGTCGCAGTATCTTTGTCGAACTTAACTTCTTCGCGCATCTCGTTCCGTAGATACTGCAATGCATTCTGAAATTTTTGTTGTTTAAAAATAGAGTACACTCGATCTATGTCAGAGTACCCCGCAGCACGGCCCGCGGCCGCTTTACTCATGCCACGTAAGTGAAATAATAAGAGCCGTTCTTCCTGTAACGAAAGCTCGTTTAAGTGTATTCCAGCATATGGAAAGTGAGATTGAAGCTCAGCTCTATCGGTCTCAGTCACAATATGAGCTTCGTCTTTTTCTTTAAGAATTGACATGAGTCGTCATTTTGCAAAAAATTTTAAAAAAAGTACAGCATAACAGGCTCACCTCTTCTCCCCTTCGCCCCCAGCAGCCCTCCCGTTTTCCTTTTTTGTATGTGGAACCTTGTTTTACTTTTTTATGTCTTGGAACCTTGTCCGTGGGACCCCTATGGTTGTAATACAACGCCGCCCAGCTACGCTGTACGTCGAGAGTTAATCCTTAGTAAGTTTGTTGTTACTTTTCCACAATGAGATAAAGACAACCGAACATACAGAAGTCCTGTGTATGTTTGACAACCAGGGTACGGTCACCTATCTGAGCAATCGGAGAATGAGTCAGGCATTTTATTAACTAACTATGGAGTATTATACTATCATGAATATATTTAAAGTTATTGGTAAGCTTAGCTACCACGCAAAGAAAGCTAGCACTGTCGCTATTCAACAACCTAAGAAAGCTTGGTCCGATATCAAGCAAGGCTACGAGGCTGAAGAGTGGGCAGAAGATCAACTACAGGCAGAACTCCGCGAGGAAAGAATGGCAGAGCGTGTACAGGAACAACAATCGTTCGACTTCGGAGACTTGAGATGAAGTACATTAACTTCTCTATGTTCGTACTATCATTCACTCTATTCTCAATCATGACCTATGACTTATTCTTTGTATTCACTGGTTATGATATGTGGGTATATCGTTATGACACTGGAGGTCTATATCTAGTTCTATGGGCTACCATGGGACTTTGTTCTTTCGCTACTGGTCAAGCACATGTGTCTTTCCTTCGCATGTCTCGTCTACGTAATCATAGGAGAGCATCATGAAAACTTGGGCAGTGGATGAGAAATACTACAAAGTAGGAGTCTTTATCGGGAAATGGATAGCTATACTATCATCTCCTATCTGGGCTCCTATTATCTTATTCTGGTCTTTCAGGAATGAGGGTTTTCACCCTCGCGCTGACTGGGGGACTACCTACGACGTAGCTCTATGTCTCTCAGCATTCAGTATTGGGTTCTTCATCAATCTATTACTATTATCCTAATCCCTAGGGGGCTAACCACCCCCTCTCCCCTCTACTATCATACTATCATCAGCTTGCTGATGTGGAATGTGCATCGCATCGTGCGCGCATTTGCGTGCTGTGTGCAAAATGTTCCACGTGTTCCATGTCTTTACCCCCTTATGGAACACACTTGTGGAACACACTTTGCCCAGCATTTACGCGGGATGCATGCCAATCGGCCTGCCGATGTTCCAGTGTTCCAGCATTTCCAGGTTGTACAAACTTAACTGACCGTGGACCGTGTTCCATTTTCCTTTAACATTTTGTACTGGAACATTTGGAACATTAGCCATTGTCGGCGTACAACCCGCATTCCTTGGCCCCAAATCGTGTTCCAACTTTGTCCATTTTACGTGGAACATTGTGGAACATTGTGGAACATTTTCGACGAACGGTGGCTAACGCCGCCGCTCGAAAGTTAATCCGTAATTGTTTTTTTATTAACCAATGACATAGGAGGTAATCATGTCAAATATATATTCATTAACCGTTGCTTTCCCTGGTAAAGATGGGAAGTCACGTAACCGAGAGCTCGGTATTGCTACCGTTAACAAAGACGCAAGTCTAACGTTGCACTTCGATCTGGCTTTGCCCGTCGACCCTGCAACAGGATACCCTGCTAAAGTTTTCTTGAGAAAGATTGAGAGGAAACAAGAACCTGCGCCAGTCCAACAGGAGTTGGAGCTAGCTAGTTCTTAACAATCAAGGGAGGATCACTTTGGTGGTTCTCCCTTTTTTTATGTTTGAGTCATGTTAGGTTGCCAGTCAAATACCACTCGCGAGCTAACGCTCTCAAGTGCAAGTTAAAGTTATGTGAATTTTATGTGTAATTAAAAATAGGAG